AGTACATCTATTACAGGATGACTCTGGGTGCAACCCGTTTAGAGGAAGAACGAGTAATTCAAATTAATTGTAAACAAGGCGCAGTAACTGCGGCTTAACCTCTAATACGGATTGAATTATGGCAACTTTATATGGTGTAAACTTTACGCTGTACGATCAGAACACGCCTAAAGAAATGGCTGATGTTGCGGAGCATGGAGGCCGAATGCGTGTCCAGTATGATACGTATGAAGCTTCTGCTGTTGCGGCCGCATCAACTATATCAGTAGGTCGGATGCCGAAAGGGGCTCGTGTTTGGCAAGTTGTTCTTGTTGCTGATGCAAGTGGATCAACAACATCAACATTGTCTGTAGGTGATTCATCAAGTGCGGCACGTTTTGTTTCAGCATTGAAAATGAATGTGGCAAACAAAGTGTCAGCAATGTATCCCAAAGTAACCGATACTCATGGGGCCCTCACTTTAGATGGAGGGATGAGTGGTGCTGGGATTGATTCATTTGGTCATGAGTATACTGCTCAGACTGATATTATTATTACTGTTGGAACAGCCGCTTATTCGGGAACGATTAAAGTGGCTGTATTCTATACGGTTGACTGATAATGGCTTCTGAAGTCGATATTTGTAACATCGCCTTATCAAATCTGGGAGAGAAACCTATCTCTGCCAGAAATGATGCGAATCAACGTGCGAGAGCATGTGATAATCGTTTTGATGATGTTAGGGATTTAGTTCTTCGGAGTCATATATGGAACTGTGCGTTGAAGAGGGCCCAGCTTACCTCTTCAGCCACAGCCCCAACATGGGGTTATGACTATGCATTCCCAAAGCCTGCTGAGATGCTCAGACTCATCACGGTAGCAGAAAACACAGATGGGGATAATTCCTATTCTTTTAAAATAGAAGGAGAGAATATTGTCACTGACAGTTCATCTCTTTTTATCCTCTATATTGAAAAAGTAACAGATACTGCCAAATATGATTCATTGTTGGTACAAGCAATAGCATTGAGATTGGCAACTGAAATTGCACAGGACATCACAGGTAAGACTGAATTGAAGAATTCTTTGATGAATAAGTATCGTGAAGTCTTGTCGGAAGCCAGAAGTGCAGATGCCGCAGAAGGAACACCACAAAAAATTGAAGCGGACCTATGGTTGGAATCAAGGTATTCCAGTTCAGGTTCCTGGAGGCCGTTCAGTGCCGATGTGGTTCAGTCTGATGCGTACTAATGGCTCGATTACTCCATTACCAGACCAGTTTTGCAGATGGTCAGATATCTAAAAAACTGCGTGGTTTTGTAGATACTGAGTCTTATAAATCCTCTGTTGAGGATCTTAAAAATATGGTGGTGATGCCTCAAGGTTCAGTCACCCGTAGGCCAGGAACCCGATATGTCACCACCACTAAAACCAATCAACAAGTAAGACTTGTATCGTTCAATTTCGGACAGGATCAGGCTTATGTGATTGAGTTTGGGAATCTCTATATCCGTTTCTTCAAAAACAGTGCAGTTCTGGGGGCTCCTTATGAAATTGTTTCTCCTTTTGCAACCGCAGATTTGGATGCACTGAGTTTCACTCAAAGTGCAGACATTCTTTTTATTGCCCATCCTTCTTATCAACCTCGTCAACTGATCCGTTCAGGAGATACCAGTTGGGCATTTGATTATGTCAATACTCAGGATGGTCCTTACAATTCAATCAACCATAAAGAATCTGCAACTTTAACTATTTCAGGCTCTGCGACTGAAGTAACCGTAGGGAATCCTCAAGTAGACACCACAGATGATTTCTTCCAATTGGCAAATCATGATTTATTGGATGGAATGGCAGTTAAAATCTCATTGAAAACAGGTTCTACAGCAGGGAATTTTCCTGAATACCATGAGGATGATCCTACTACATCGGCAGGTACAGGGACTCATTTTGCGGCAGGAACCGTTTATTATGTGGTTAATGCAACATCAACTACATTCCAGTTGGCAACAACATTAGGAGGGAAACCAGTATTTTTAATAGACCGTGGTAAAGAACATATTTTAAAAAAGCAGATATACCCCAAAGGGACCGCAATAACGATAAAGGTTGATGATGGAACATCATCTGCGTATGCCGATAGTACAGCTTATGTCAAAGGAGAAGTAGTCACTCAGGGTGGGAAATATTACACTGCAATTGTTGGTCATACTTCTGATTCTTCTTCAGAAACTCCAGGTACAGGAGGAGGTGCAGATAAATGGGAAATACTGGATATCAATAAAGGTCTGGGATTTCAGAGTTATGATGTCGATACCTATGTGCGGTTCAATCCTCTTCAGGGAGCCGCAATCAGTTGGGGATACTTCCAAGTTGATGCAGTAACAAATGCATTAACAATTACTGCAACTGTTAAAGAAGACCTTGTGTCGGCAGGGCCAAACCATGAATGGCGTAAGTATGCATGGAACTCAGATGCAGGTTGGCCTCGTACTATGGAGATCTTTCAACAACGTATGTGTTTTGGAGGAAACGATGACAATCCTCAAACTGTCTGGTTTTCTAAAACAGGTGATTTCTTCAACTTCTCTCCTTCTGAGAAGATTGGTGTTGCATCAGGTAATGTAACTGCGACAGGGGCCCGTGTGGTTGGAGAACAAGTTAAGGATGACAATGCCATTACCTTGACCATTTCGTCTGCCACAGTGGATCTGATTGATTTTCTGATCTCAGGAAAGAAACTGACCATAGGAACATCAGGTGGTGTGTTTCAGATGTATGGATCTGAGACAGAAACCACGATGACTCCATTCAATTTCACCATTGATCGTGTAACAAGTTATCCCACTGAAACCAATGTCTATCCTCTTATTATTGATAACAATGTTATTTATGTTCAAAAGAATGGACGTAAATTAAGAGATATTATTTATACTGCACAAAACGTAGAAGGGAATCAGGCACAGGATTTATCCATACGTGCAGAGGATTTACTTGTAGATGTTATTGATCAGATCACATACCAAGATGTTCCTTTCAACATAGTTTGGTGCAAACTGGTAAATGGTAAGATGCTGGCAATGACATACAACAAAGCATTGAACATGATGGCCTGGAGTAACCACACTCTTGGAGGTTCCCATACAGATGCAACTTATGGAAATCATGCAAAAGTAGAATCAATAACTGTTATTCCAACATCAACCCATCATCAGTTATGGATGGTGGTCAAAAGATCTATCAATCTAGGTACTGTTACTGCTAATGCTTCTACTGATAAATTGGCTTTAACAGGTCATGGAATGGCAGATACCACAAAAGTCAGGTTTACCACAACAGCAGATGCTCTCCCAGCACCTCTTGCAGTAGATACTGATTATTATGTTGTTAACACTGCAACTAATGATTTTAAGGTTTCTGCATCATCAGGAGGTTCTGCAATTGATATTACAGATACAGGAACAGGTAGTGGAACTCATACTGTAATGATGATGGATAAACGATACATCGAGTATATGGATCGTTATTTCGATTCAGGAGAACACACTTCTGATGAAGCACATTATGTTGATAGTGGTATATATACAGAAGGATCTGGTGTCACCAATCTGTCAGGATTAACTCATCTTGAAGGCCAAACAGTAAGGATTCTTGCAGATTCTGCAATTCAGAATGAACAAACAGTATCTAGTGGTGCAGTTACAATAACTGCCTCAGATAAGATTCATGCAGGACTTGGATTTGATAGTTTCCTCACAACATTGGATCTTGCAGAAGGACCATCAGGAATTCTGGTTGGAAACAGGAAGAAGATTCATCGTATTGTGGTGAAGATTCTTGATACGATGGGATTGAAATATGGACCTTCATTGACAGAACTAGATGAAATGATTTCACGTTTTCCATCAGATGATTTGGGGGTTGCAGTTGCATATAAGACAGGTGATGAAGTTCTGACAGTTGGGAATATGACTTATGATGATCACAACATCATTATTGGGCAGGACGGTCCTTTCCCAGTTTCAATACTTCTGATTGGATTTGATTATGAAAGTAACGATTTATAAAGGCTGGTTATGTGGATGATGGCATTGGGTGCTTTGATGGGTTATGGGCGTGGGCTCATGCAGGATCAGCAAACAGTTGGAAAGATTGAAAGTCTACAGCTTCAGGCAGGATGGGAAAGAGATCATGGTGACATGATCCTGGAAGATACTTTCCGTGGAGTTCTCAGAAAGAAAAAAGTTGCATATAAACAATCTATTTCAATTATGGATTCTGCAAATGTCCAACAGATGCAGATCAAAGCACAGGCAGAACGTAATGCATCGTCTTTGATTGTACAAGCGGCTGGATCAGGAGCAGATGTCGGGTCAGGAACTCCATTGGAGAATGCGGCAATTCAGATGGAAGTAGGAGATGCAGAAGCACGTACCAATCAAATCAATGCAAGAAACAGCATCAAGCATCTTTGGGATGATGTGAAATGGGAATCTGATGAAATGAAACGAAGTGGTAAATTCCAACGTAAAATGAAATACAGAAAAGCATCTTTGATGGAAGCAGGTGCAGAAGGCTTAGAAAGTTCCAGAGGTGCAAATATGTTTAGTAGCATTCTTGGAGGTACAACCCAAGGACTTGGAATTGGAACAGCATTTGAGCAGGCTTATGGGACAGATGATCCCTCACCTTCGAGGGTAAGCACAAGCACAAGCACATCCCAATCTTCTACTATAAACCCTATGCATGGTAAATATGGTGTGGGGCCAGGAAGTATCTATAGTGATAGAGATAAAAAGTCAAAATCAGGAAAAAGAACCTCTCGACAATACACTTTGGCCCCATGGAAAATATGGTGAGACTATTAAAGGTGGACTCTAATGGCTGATTTTCAATACTACTCTGGAGAAGAGAAAGCACAGGGTCCTAAGTCTACTCAGACTTCTCAATCGGCTCCTCCTCCTAATGCATTGCAGTTCTTTGATGACCAGACCGCAGGAGCCCAAGCATGGTCTAATGCGGTTGATATGGTTATGGAAGCAGGGACCGTTGCAGTTGATATTGCAAGTAAGCTCAAAGAAGCAGAACACCAGAATCAATCAGATGAGTTTTTCCTCGAATATACCCAAAAGGTTCAGGAACTCCGTGATAACATCAATTCTGGTAAAACCAAGTCGACTGTTCATGACCTCCAAGACATCAATGGAGTCTCAGATCATTACCGTTTAGAAGAAGATAAACTCTACAAAGACCTTGCTCAGAAATATAACAAACAGAATTACAAGAGGCGTGATTCGATCATGCGTGATCGTAAGGCAGAACCTTTCTTGAATGGTCTTTCATCAGTCCGACAAAAGAAAATCCAAGAGATTTCAAGGAAGAATGCAAAGTCTTTTAATACTTATATGCAGGCCCAGACAAGAGAACTGATTGAGGCAGAATATAAAAGCAGAATAAATCGTCATGCACTCAAAATAGGCACGAAAAAACTTAAAGCAATTTCTCCAAGAGATTCGAATGTTTTAACGGCTATTGCAGACCAAAAAGAATTACTTGATGTCCAGGATCAAATCCAATCTCAAAAAGATGAGATTGTAGAAAGAATGACAAAAGAAGCAGAGAAAAGATTTAGAGCAGGAACAATCAGTCAAGAGGACTATGACAATCTAGAAAAGAATGTTGAAAAAACTGTTCAAACATCGGTTGCATATCGATTGGCATATGAAGATCCACAAGTTTTTCTGGATTTACATGATGATCCTAAACTTCAAAAAGAAGCATTTGGTTTTATGGACCCCCAGACTTATTCTGTATATTGGAATTCGGCTAGGGACGGTAGGACTGCTATGCGTGAAAAGAATCAGAAAAAATTGTCTGATAATGCAGAGATGCTTTTTTATCAAGAAATGTTTGATAAGGGATACATCCAGGATATTGATGGTCTAGAAGTGTTACGGGAAAAGATTCGAGATCCCAAACAGTATAAAGGTTGGAAGGTTGAAGATAGGATATCTGCTGAATCACGGCTTGACTCTACGATTAGTTCTGTTAAATCAAATCTTGCTAAAGGTGAAGGAACAACTAAAGGAGTTATAACAGAAGCAATACAAAGTTATGTCACGGCTCATATGAATGGTAAGCCTGGAGACACAATGCCTGATTCTCCAAAAATTGTGTTTGATTTGGGAAAGACTTTTACCAATAAAAAAGAATTAGAAATAGTTGAGTCGGAAATCGGGATGTTTGAACAAACATTACCGAAGTTCAGACGGATGCGAACACCTAACTCAGACCATGTTGCTATTCGAAGGGAGATGCAACAATTAAAACCACAGCCAAGTGATAAAAATTA